GTATATTACACCTTTTGGTGTAATATACGTATGTGATTTTCGAATTATATTTAAAAATGGATCTTAAGACGTCCTTTTTTCTTAATTTATACAGTTTAATACAGTTAGATATATATATGTTCAAAGTCATATATATATATTTAGTGTAAAAGTTACATTGTGTAGTTTTTCGAACATTGAGTTTTAAAAATTTTCGAGCTATTTTTAGTTTTATTTCTAATGGAGAGTTTAACTCCTTTAACAAAACAGCCCCAAGACTTATTTGGTTTTTACATAAATTTTAGAATAATTTATGATTAAATATTATAGTGATATAATATTTAATAGGTTACTACTCACCTTTTTAATGAGCATTATTTGATAATTTTAAGTTATAAATTATCTTACCTAGCTAGTGTAATAAAACCTAGTTTCAAGTGCGATTTCTTGAATATAAATCAAAATTTTAAGTGAAAACTGCCTCTTTTGAGACAGCAAACGTTCTTAATCTTAGTTTTGATATTTTACGTATAAAATATCAGTATTTTTTATTAATACTTTTAATACTTTAAAAATATAATCTTGTTGTCCTAGATTATATTACCGTATACGGTAGTAAAAATGTATAGTCTAAAGAGACTTTAATCTTTTGTTGTTTACGTAACGTGTATTTGAAGAAGTTTACAAGTAATTTCTATGTTAATATAGTATAATGAATTTTATCTTACATAATCTTTGTAAGACGTATGTTTATTATATTATAACCTCTGAGTTATGAAAAGATTTACTGAAGGGAATACGTGTAGCCATTTATAGGTACACATATCGTTATTAATTCCTATGCTGTAAGGAATCGTTTATAGAACAATATACAGTTGTTATATCACCCATGTTTTCAATTAAACAAAAACCGTTAGTTTTTAGTGATTTGATTTTATCAAATCAATTAGTTTTAGGTTTAGAAAAGAAATTTTCTAATAGATTAGTATTAGAGGTGCAATCATTTGATCGAGATGATTTCACCACTGATCTCTTTAATTTAGTTAGAGAGTCAGTTAGTGATAGTGAACTTAGTGATAGATTAGATTTTATCAGTGGTAGTGATGAAATTCCATCTGGAATCGTTTATCATTTAAAACCGTTATATAGAGCATTTAAACAAAAATGTAAATCTTTAGATCAAAAATATTTAGTTAAATTATTGGAAGATATTGCTTTATTTATCTATCATTTTGTTAATTCAAAATCAAAGATAGATTATACTTTGGCTATAGTTAATTTTGTTAAGTTGAGAGTTAATGGTCCTTTATTGGATTCAAAAATGATTTTCTTCTTGATTGAATATGCCAATGAATTATTTATTGGTACAGTTACATCAGGATTGAATTTACAATCTGTTGATGAGATGTTTAGTGAAGTTCGTGGATATCTTGATAATTATGAAGAAGTAAAAAATGCTGCAATTTTTAAGAAAATTTATAAATTTGCAATGTATGCCATGTCATTGTCATTATTTGATAAGATAGGTATAACATTTTCTAATTTAAATTTTTCTAAATTAGAGGCAGAAGCTATTAAGGCAAAACACCATTTAGGTGTTGATTTTATATATACATTGATTGATACATTAGTATTTTTGTGTGAGCGTGGTTATCAGTGTATGAAAACAGGATCTATGGATCCATTGTATCATTCTGGTAAATCATATGAAAAATTTTTTGTAGATGCTAATAAATTAAAGCGTCAATTTTTATTACTAAAGGATCCTGAATTACATGGATTTACAGAATTTGAATTTTTATCCAATTTAGATGCTGCTATTGAGAAAGGTGAAGCTATTTATAAGCATACTGTTAGGTTAGGTGATTATGAAAAGAAAACAGTTAGAGCTTTTGTTAATGATTTGCATATGATTAAATGTGAGTGTTTGACATTAAGGAATGCTCGTGAAAGTCGTAAACCACCTTTTGCTGTATTAATAGCGGGTGGTTCATCGATTGGAAAAAGCACTATAACATCTATGTTATTTGCACATTATGCAAAATTGAGGAATTTACCACGTGGTGATCATTATATTTATACAAAAAATCCTGTTTCTAAGTTTTGGGATGGTTTTAATTCTTCAATGTGGGGGTTATTATTGGATGATATATCTTTTATGCATCCAAATAAAGCACCACAAGGTGACCCATCTATAATGGAGATGATTCAAGTTATTAATGGTGTACCTTTTTGTCCAGACCAGGCAGCTTTGCAGGATAAAGGTAGAACTCCATTGAAATGTGATATGGTAATTGCTACTACTAATACAGAACATTTAAATTCGTATTATTATTTTACATGTCCTTTAGCTGTTAATCGTCGTTTACCTTATGTTATTGCAATTAAGCCTAAGAAAGAATATTCTAAAAATGATGGTTCTATGTTAGATTCAACTAAATGTATTGATGAGGATGGTTTGTATCCTGATTTTTGGCAATGGACTGTCAAAAAAGTGATGCCTTGTGGCAATCAATCAGAATTATCAATAATCCATGTATTTGAACATACCAATGACTTTTTAGCATGGTTTAATGTTGTTGCAATGGAACATGAATTTGATCAAAAACAAGTTAAAGCATGTGATTCAAAAATGAAGGATATTCAATTATGTCCTGGATGTAAATTACCTATTGAGGATTGTAGATGTACTGATCATAGAATACAAACTATGTATGAAACATCAAGGGGTATGAGATTATTTGACACTGATTCAGAAAGTGATAATGATTCTATTGTAAATTTAAAATTGGAATCTCGTAGTTATATAGATAGTCAAGTAGATGATACATTAGATAGTTTTATAAATGAAATTGAAATTAATGATAAATGGTATAATAGAATATGGAATGATATATCAAATTATATGTTTATATTATGTATGAAATTGTATATAGAATTTCGTATTGTTAGAACATTCGTTGGATGGTTATATTCTTTTCCATTTGTGTATTTTTGTGTTAAAGCTTTAACTTTTACAAAACTACCAAAATGTATTTCAGATACAAAGAAATTTTGGAGTAATATTGGAAGTCGTGTTGAAAGAAATATAGGTTATGTCCCCCTATTAGTTACTATCGTCACTATTTTGAGCACATCTACTGCAGTTTATTTTACGTGTTTGTATATTAAGCGATTATTTTCACCAACGCGAAATATGAAATCTGAAGGAGCTGTTAATAGTAAAGAATATAAATCATCCTTTATAGGCAAAGCACCAGAAAATACTAAACCTGAACGTGAAAATGTTTGGTATAAAGATGATTATCAAACTACAACTTTTGATGTTAATCCAATGAATACTTCATATAAAGCTTTTAATTTTGATGAAACTAAACAAGTTCTTATCAAAAATTGTTTTCATTTTCAAACGGAGTTGAGGGATTGTATTGATGGTAGAATGGCTACTGTTTATAGACGGAATAAAGCAATAGCTATTGGTGGTCATATTTATATGTGTAATGATCATTTTTTACCAAAGGAAGGTGAATTTACATTATAAATTACATCAATGAATTCTAAGAATGGTGTTAATACAAATATTTCAGTGTTGGTTCAACAAAGTAGTGTATATAGAATGAGTGATAAAGATTTAGCTTTTATTGAGATTAAGAATTTACCACCTAATAAGAATATTTGTGAATTATTTTGTAAGAAAACTTTAAGTGGTGTATTGAAAGGTCAATATATTGGTCGTAATCATGATGGTTCATTATTTAATAGGATGGTGCATAAAATTTATAGATTGAATAATCATTATTGTGAGAGTTTAGATTTGAACTTAAATTTATGGATGGGTTCCGTTGAAGAGTCTACGCAAAATGGTGATTGTGGATCTTTATTATTAGCTGAATCTGGTTATGGTCCAATCATTTTGGGAATGCATTGTTTAGGTGCGGAGTCTATAGTTGCGTGTGTTAATATTGATTGTGATACTGTTAAAAAAGGTTTAGATTATTTTCCGGGAATTAAGATATGTTCGGGTGTACCAGCATTATCTTCTCAATCTCAGGAAAGGGTTTTAGGTGAATTACATCATAAGAGTACTGTCCGTTATTTCCAAGAGGGAACTGCTGCTGTTTATGGAACTTTTAAGGGTTTTAAAGCAGCTTCTAAATCAAATGTTTGTGACACATATATATCTGACTCTTTAAAGAAATATGGATATTCCGCTAAGTGTGGACCACCTATATTGTCAGGTTGGGAGCCATGGCATAATAATTTGAAAGATATGATTGATCCAGTTACGCGGGTTAATACGGATATTTTAAAACATTGTGTTGAAGCTTTTAAAAAAGATATTTCTAGTGGATTATCAAAACAATCATTAAGTGAAGTATATGTATATGATGATATGACTGCTATCAATGGTGCTCCTGGTGTAGCATATGTTGATAAAATTAATAGAAATACTAGTGCTGGTTGTCCATGGAAAAAGAGTAAAAAATTTTGGATGAAAGCTATATCACCTTATGGTGATACTTTAGATCCAGTTGAAGTGGATGATGAAATAATGGATCGTGTTCAAGACGTGATTAATTGTTATGAAAATTTCCAAAGATATATGCCTGTGTTTTGTGGAAATACTAAAGATGAAGCAACACCTTTTGCAAAGATTTTATCGAAAAAGACACGTGTTTTTTGTGGTGGTCCATTTGAATGGACTATTGTTGTGCGGAAATATTTATTGTCAGTTATTCGTTGCATCCAGAATAATCGTTTTTTATTTGAATGTGCGCCAGGCACTATTGCTCAATCTTTAGAATGGGAGGAAATTTATGAATACTTAACGCAATTTGGTAAAGATACTTTAGTTTGTGGTGATTTTAAAAAATATGATAAGAAAATACCTCCACAATTTATGTTAGCTGCATTTGAAATAATACAACATGTGTGTTTTATGGCTGGGTTTTCAGAATTAGAATTAAGAGCAGTAGCTGGTATAGCCGAGGATACTTCATTTCCATTGGTGGATTTTTGGGGTGACTTAATTGAATTTTGGAGTACAAATCCATCTGGTCACCCTTTGACTGTTATTATAAATTGTTTGGCACATTCTCTGTTTATGCGTTATTGTTATTCTCAATGTTCTCCATTAGGAACAGCTTGGGATTTTAAGGAGAATGTTGCATTGATTACTTATGGTGATGATGGAGATTCTAATGTGTCTCCTAATGCACCATGGTTTAATCATACTAGTATCCAGAAGATTTTGGGAGATTTGGGTATAGAATTCACTATGGCTGATAAATCGGAAGGTTCAATACCATATATTAATATTAACCAAGCTTCTTTTTTGAAAAGAACTTGGCGATGGGATGCTGATGTTGGTGCTATGTTATGTCCTTTAGAACATGCTTCCATTGAGAAGATGTTAATGACGTGTGTAGCTTCTAAAACTATAACGTTAGAGGAACAAGCTGTGGCTGTTATTAATTCTGCTATAAGAGAATATTTCTTTTATGGTAAAGAGGTCTTTAATAAACGAAGATCTATGTTTGTTAAGGTTATTGCAGAAAATAACCTTAAGTTTTATGTGCAAGAAACAACATTGCCTTCTTGGGAAATGTTGCGAGATGAATTTTGGAAAGCATCTCAACATGTAAAACTTAAAAGAATGAGTTTATGTGAGTAAATTTTAGTGTGGGGCGTGTGATGATACGTCCCTTAAACCAAAAATCATCTTTATATGTTAGTTACTGTATGAGTTTAATTTAATGTTCTAATGCGTAAAATTCATAAGAGTGGAATATATAAATTTCTTGCCTGAGCGTTCCTCAAAATTTCTATTTAGAAATGGGATTGGTTAGATCCCTAAGCATTACAACAGCGTATAGAAGAGTGGGTACTCTCTATATGACACATATTGCCCGGTAAGAAAAATTTTATGTTAGCAGAGCGTATTGCTAGTAAAAACGCTAAAATTGTTGAGCTCACAACAATTCAAAAGAACAGAGCGGAAAATGATTACGATTATGAAGATGATCGGCGCTGTCTTTTTTGTGAGTCAATGTCGGATATCTTATTATTGGAATCGATTGGTTGCGAGTATGAGACTATTTGTTTTTCGTGTATACGGGAACGGAATGAGGTCTTGAAATATACACGTGAACAAGCACGTCAATATCATAGATCTGGTAAGAAATTGTCTTTACAGAGTGAGAATATTATTCTTGGAGATAGTGTAGCTACTATTGAACAACAGAATGAAGAAAGTACTTCTACTGTTCAATATTTAGATTCTATTGAAGGAACAAAAGTGGATTTTAATCCTATTGCTGATAATTCTTTTTATACAGAATATACAGCTGGAACAGATTTAGCTACATTTCTTTCTCGTCCTGTACTTATACATACTCAGAGTTTTGTAGAAGGGGTGGCACAGAGTCAGACACGTTTTTTACCTTGGCATTTATTTTTTAATGATACTAGAATTCGAAAGAAAATAGATAATTATTCATTAATAAGTTGTAATTTAAAATTGAAGGTATTGATTAATGCTTCACCTTTTTATTTTGGTTGTTATTTATTGGCTTATGAACCATTAGTGGATTCAGCAAATCCAAATTTAGGATTTGGGTATAGGAGTATACTTACAGCATCAACTGAGTATGATGCTATAGGTTTTTCTCAAATGCCCCATTTGTGGATTTATCCACAAAATTGTCAAGGTGGTGAATTAACATTACCATTTATAAATTATAAGAATTGGTTGCGTGTTAGTACAGCAACAGAATTTCAACAAATGGGTTGTTGTACTTTATGTGATCCTGTTCCGTTATTGAATGCTAATAGTGTTGCAGGTCAAGGTATTACAATTCAGATTTATGCCTGGGCTGAAGATGTTAGAGTGGCTGCGCCCACTGTATCTTTAGCGATCCAATCTCGAGATGAATATCAATTTGATACACCTATTTCTAAGGTAGCAAGTGCTATATCATCTATAACTCAAAAGTTAGGTGATTTACCTATTATTGGTCGTTATATGACAGCTACTAGCATGATTGCTAGAGGAGCTGCAAATATAACAGGTTGGTTAGGTTTTTCCAATCCACCTGTTATAAGGGAAGTTGTGCCTTTTAAAAATGTACCATTTCATGCTTTTTCATCATCAGAAATTTCTAAACCTGTGGAGAAATTCACATTGGACCCAAAAAATGAGTTATCTGTTGATCCTCGTATTGTAGGATTAAGTGGTAAAGATGAAATGTGTATAAGTTCCTTTATACAACGAGAGTCATACCTTGCACGTTTTGATTGGTTGACCTCTGATGCTGTGGATCATTTGATTTTTGCATCAAGGGTTCATCCTGAATTGATTGCTGTTCACCCTACGGGGTATAATAAGCGTGTTGGAACTCCTATGGCTCATATACAACATATGTTCTCGCATTGGCGAGGAGATATTATATTTAGATTTAGATTTATTTGTACTAAGTTTCATAAAGGTCGTGTACGTATTACATACGATCCTAACGGGAATATTATTGCTGATACTGTTACTAGTTCAGTATGTTTTACAAAAATTGTAGATATCTCTAAAGATACGGATGTGGAAATTCGTGTTCCTTATATGCAAGCTACTCCGTGGTGTAATACCTTTTCTACCACAGGTACTGTATATTATGGTGATTCTACATATGCCTATGGTAGATCTACTGGTACTGATAATGGAACGATTACTGTTAGAGCTTTTAATGCTTTGACTTCACCTATTGCTACATCTACTATTTATATGATGGTATCTGTTCGTGCAGCTGATAATTTGGAGTTTGCTGCTCCAAAAGATTTACCAAATACATTAAGTTATTTTGCAGTTCAATCTACAGATGAAATTCAATATGATAATCCAGAAACTATTTGTGCGTCTAATGATACTAAGAGTGTCGATGATCCAAATAGATTTTTAGTATGTCAAGGAGAAACTATCAAATCTTTTAGACAGTTATTACGACGTACTGTTTTATCTAGATTTTCATATGTGGGTGCTGATACTACTGCTCTCATTTATGCTGTTAGGAGTGTAGTATCTCGTTTTCCATATTATTTGGGTTGGGATCCAAATGGTATAAATTCTGCAACTAGTTCTATCCCATCAACTTTACCATACAATTTTGCGCATAATACTACGTATAATTGGTTGGCTCCATGTTTTATTGGTCAAAGAGGATCATCTCGTTGGGATGTGAATCTTAGTTGTCCTACACCTTGTGGTACAATTTTGGCTTCTAGATCAAAACAATCTCGCGTTGTTGGTGATTCTTTAGCTGCTACTGCAGTTGCTACTGGAGGTGTGGCTGGTACTGTACCTCGTTTTGCCGTTGCTACATTACGTAATGGTGGACAAGGTCAGTGTTTAAATAATCAAATAACACAAACGGGTATATCATTTGAAGTTCCTATGTATTCACAATATAGAATGACATCAACTGATCCCCGTAAACAATCTGTAGGTGCACCGGTAGATGGTTCAGATGTTGATTCTCTAAGGTTAGATATTTTATTGAAACCAACTTTGAATACAGATACTATTGTAGCCTCTACTCATTTAGAGTGGTATCATAGCATTGGTACTGATTTTTCATTATTATTCTTTTTAAGAGTTCCAATAATGGCGATTAGTACGATACCTCTTGCAGTTTAGTAAACTTAAATTACTAGTGATTCGCTTTTCACTTATTTAAAGCATATATAGTAAAATGTACATCTTGCGGTGGTGTACTCTGGTTATTAGAACCAGTTTTTAACGTTCGTAGGGTTTTCCCCTTTCAGATATGAATAATGTATTTTATACCTTTGTATAATACTTATGGCCAAGTTTTTGAGACTTATTATCTGGGGAATTCCCCTGATAATTAGTCAAAATTTTTTATTGGTAATCAAACATAAATCTCAACATTTTCATATACTGGCGACTCAG